TACTTACTGCTGCAAAATTTAAAACAGGCAGAGGTGGTGAAGTAGCATCGGCTCCAAAGTATTCCGATACAATGAAAGCTAAATAAAAAACATTTAATGGCTAAAAAAGTTACAAAGAAATCTAGCACTTGGGTTGCTAGAAAGTATGGGTTTAAATCAGGTCTTGAGGAGAATATCTCTGTACAAATTGAAAGTAAAGGAATAAAAGTAGAATATGAAACCGAAAAGGTGGCTTACACTATACCTGCTTCTCAACATACTTACAATCCTGATTTTAAGTTACCAAATGGTATCTTCGTAGAAACAAAAGGTAGATTTGTTGCTGCTGATAGGAAAAAACACTTGTTAGTTAAAGCGCAAAACCCTACACTTGATATTCGTTTCGTATTCTCCAATTCAAAGAATAAAATCACAAAAACATCAAAAACCACATATGGGGATTGGTGTGATAAGAACGGATACACATATTCCGACAAAATAATACCAGATTCTTGGTTCGAGGAGTAAAATAGTTCCCAAATTATTTGGAAATATCAAATATTGTTCATATATTTGTATTGTGTTGAATAGTACTGACAAATCCAAAGTTATTACAACGCTTTCTAATGCGTTGGGTAGTTACTCCAATCTAAAGGGTAATGAACTTGCATTCCACTGTCCATTTTGTAATCACCATAAACAAAAACTCCAAGTCAATACCGAAACTCAAAAGTGGCATTGTTGGACTTGTAATAGTGGTGGTAAGAAATTGACCTCATTATTAAAGAGGTTGGATGTGGATAGGAAAACAATCTCAATCATTAGAGAAATATACGGAGATTCTAATTATAATCCCCAAAATGAGGATGCGGATACAAAAGTATACATTTCCTTACCAAAAGAATTTAAATCGCTTAATGAAGTTCCTAAAGGGTTTAATCCCGAATACAAACATGCTATGTTCTATCTTACACAAAGAGGAATTGGTATGAAGGAAATTATCAAATATAATATTGGATATTGTACGGAAGGTTTGTATGCAAAACGAGTTATTATACCATCGTATTTATCGGATGGGCAATTAAACTACTTTGTTTCTCGTTCTTATTATCCAGAAGAGAAGATGAAATATAAAAATCCTCCAATCAGTAAAAATGTAATTTGTTTAGAATCGCAGATAAATTGGAACGAACCAATTATATTATGTGAGGGAGTATTTGATGCAATTACAATTAGAAGAAACGCAATTCCACTATTAGGTAAGTTTCCATCCAAAACATTGGTTGAAAAAATCTTTATGAGTGGAGTTAGTGATATTATTATCTCATTAGATAATGATGCAATAAATGAAGCATTAAAAGCAGCAGAATATTTTAGAAAACAGGGAATAAATGTAAAAATGATGCATATGAAAGATAAAGATGCATCTGAAATTGGATATAATAAATTTTATGAAGAACTAAAGAAAACTAAAGAGTTTTCATCCAATGAATTATTATTAAATAAGATTATGAGTTTATGAGTAGATTAAAAAAGATTTACCACATTGCCGATGTACACATCCGTAATGTAAAAAGACACAATGAGTATAGACAAGTGTTTGAAAAAATGTTTGAAGAAATCCGTAAAAGAGGTACGGAAGATTCAATTATTTATTTAGCAGGGGATATTGCCCATGCTAAATTAGAATTATCTCCTGAATTAGTTAGAGAGATTAGTTGGTTATTTACCGAATGTTCTAAATTATGTGAAACAATCCTTATTACAGGTAATCACGATTGTAATATGAACAATTCGGATAGATTGGATGTTCTTACTCCAATTGTAGAGGCGTTAAATCTGCCAAACTTTACATATCTAAGAGATACACAAGTTTATGGAATCGGTGATGTTGATTTCGCAGTATTCAGTATTTTTGATAACAAAGATAATTGGCCTAAAGCAGAAACTTTATCTGGCAATAAAAAGATTGCCTTATTTCACGGACCAGTTGATAATTCTCAAACGGATATTGGATATGTAGTATCTTCTCGTCATTTTACAACGGATATGTTTGATGGATACGATTTAGCCTTATTGGGTGATATCCACAAACGACAGGAGATGATTTCTCCAAAAGGATGTAAGGTAGTTTATGCCGGTTCATTAGTTCAACAAAACTTTGGTGAAACTTTGGATAAGCATGGATTCCTTGTTTGGGATTTGGATACAATGAGTTACGAAGCGGTTGATATTCATAACGAGTATGGGTATTATACTATGGATATTGATAATGGTAAAGTTCCTATCGTATCAGATATGCCAAACAAACCTCGTTTAAGAGTTCGTTTATCTAATACTGATTCTGCTGATACTAAAAGAGTAATGGCTGAAATTAAAATGAGATATGGTGTTGAGGATTTCACAGTTATCAGAACCGATTCTCTTTCTAAATCAAAAACAGGTAATAGATTAAACAAATTAGACTTTGAAGATATTTCGGATATTAATTATCAGAACTCACTTATAAATGAGTACATTGAGAGAATGATGCCGTTTGTAGCTAAAGAAGATATCGAAAAATTAGAAGGAATTAATAGAGATATAAATAGTAGAATTGTAAATGAAGATGTACAAAGAAATATTCAATGGAAACCGATTCGTTTTGAGTTTTCAAATATGTTTAGTTATGGAGAGAATAACAAAATTGATTTCACAAAGTTAGGTGGGTTAATGGGATTATTTGCACCAAATGCAACAGGTAAATCTTCTCTATTTGATGCTATATCATTTTGTTTATATGATAAGAGTAGTAGAGCTTATAAAGCTCAAAATATTCTAAACAATCGTAAATCGGATTTCGTTTGTCACTTACACTTTCAAATCGATGGGTTAGATTATCATATTGAAAGAACTGCAAAAACAATTAACAAAGGTAAAAATGTTAAAGTTGATGTACAATTTTGGAGACAAGATGGTGATGATAGGACTTCTTTGAATGGAACGGAGAGAAGGGATACAAATCAGATTATCGAACAATATGTTGGTAAGTATGAAGATTTTGTATTAACTGCTTTATCTTTGCAAGGTAATAACGCACTTTTCATAGACAAATCCCAATCAGAAAGAAAAGATTTGTTAGCACAATTTATGGGATTGAATGTATTCGATAAATTATATGAAACGGCTACTGAAGATATTAAGGAAGTATCTGTCCTAATTAAGAACTTTAAGAAAACTGATTTCACAACTGAATTAGCTGATAAGGCAACTGAATTAAAAGATAAGAAGGGTGAATTAAAAGAATTTGAAAAAGAATTAGGTAGATTAAATACTGATTCTACTGATTTAAATAATAGAATTGTTGGATTGAGTGCAGAACTTACTCCAATGGATGGTAATTTAGATTTGGATAGTTTAACTAAACAAGAAGGAACTATTGGTAGGGATATATTACATATTCTTGCAGAAAAGAAAGCCAAATTAGAATTGATTGAATCTCAAACTAATATTTTAAATGAATTATCACAATCAATAGAAGATACAAAATTATTTAATCAAACTATTGATATAGAAGCGGCATATTCAAATTATCAACGAGAACAAAAAGCATTAACCGAAGCAACTAAAACTTATGATATTGCAAAGTTGCATGTAAGTTCTGCAGAAGAAACGATTTCACATTTAGATAATCATAAATACGACCCAAATTGTAAGTTTTGTTGTGACAATACTTTTGTAAAAGATGCAATGAGAGTAAAAGAATTATTACCTCAATTGAAAGAAATACTTAGAGAAGCATTGGTTGATTGTACCGGTATTCAACAAACATTGGATACGATGGAAGGTGTGGAAGAACAATACAATGTGTTTAATGATTTGAAAGTTAAATATAGTAAAGCAATTGTTATTAAAGAAAAATCTGAAGCGGAGTTAGAAGGAATGAGTAGTAAAGAACAATTGCTAGAACATCAATTAGAATCGGTTAAAGTTAATATTCAAAAATATCACGATAACGAAGCAACTATTAAGAAGAATGCACAAATTAATGAAGTGATATTGGGTCTAAAACGAACCAAAGGTGAGATTGATGATGAAATCAAAAAAGTTACAAAGGATATAGCAAGTGTGAATGGCTCTATTTCTTCCATATCTTCGTTTATAGAGGGGATAAAAGGTAAGATGAATGATGTTAAGGAGTTGGAAGAAAAGAACCGCCTATACACCTATTATTTAGATGCAGTCAAAAGAGATGGTATACCTTATGAGTTGATTTCAAAAGCATTGCCAGTAATTGAGAATGAAGTAAATAATATTCTTTCACAAGTAGTTGATTTTGGAGTAGTAATGGATGTCGATGGTAAATCAATCAATGCCAAAATTGTTTATGATGACCAAGAATGGCCATTGGAGATGTGTAGTGGTATGGAGAAATTCGTAAGTGGATTGGCTATTAGAGTGGCACTTATCAATGTATGTAATTTACCTCGTCCAAACTTCTTAGTAATTGATGAAGGATTTGGTACATTGGATAGTGATAACTTATCATCCCTATTTATGATGATGCAGTATCTTAAAACTCAATTCGATTTTATTTGGGTTATTTCTCACTTAGAACAAATGAGAGATATCGTAGATGGATTGATAGAAATAAAAAAAGAAAATGGATTTAGTAAGATTGACTTCTAACCTTGTCAGCTTTCAACACACCCGCTTGAGGTTTAGGAACACCAATGTGTTTCTTAATTAAGTTTTCTACTAAACTTCCCATTTTGAACCCGTGTTCTTCACAATAATTTTTGAGAAGTTCATGGGTTTCTTTTTTGATTTGTAGCATTGAGTATTTCATAACCATTTTAGTTTTCTTTAGTTTAATAAAGTATTTGTTAGTTTTCTAAATATAAATATGTAGAGTTTATTTTTTTAGAAATATTTATAGGAAACAATACAAACTTTATAAATGGCTTTACTTAAAAAAACTCTATTTGATGAAAAATTAGAGACATACAATGTATTAGTTGAAGATACTGCGCCTTTTAGTAATTATTTTAAGATAACTGAATTATCAGATGTATTTACAGGTGGTAAAAACGCTTTCTTAATTCAAGGTTCTCCTGAATTAGTTGCCGATAGTCTTATTAAAATACAAATAAAAGATTCTCAAGGTAATACAATATATAACGAGCCCGGTGAAGGTATACCCGAATACTATGAAGGTACATCTAAGGTTGTAGCTGTTTATATTTACCCCGATACCTCATTCGGTCCATGTACTATAACAATTTTAGGAGAATTAAAAGAATATTATTCTAACAATGGTGTATTAAATCCTGTACCTGGAAATTGGGAGGGTACTTATAATGTTAGATGGCAAAAACAAATAAATGTAAATCCATTATTACAAAATACTTCTAAAATTCGTTTCTATCGTAGACCTAAAGTTGCTATTGAAGAAACAATTTTACCAATTTATAATAGAAGTGTAAATAGAAAAACAATAAGTGGTAGCGTCGATGGTGTATCTATTAATCCATTAGCTGGAGCTAATTTTAAAACATTTAAGGGCGATACTTTGTATGAATTAAGAATTAGTGGAAGTAGTTTTTCATCATCTATGGAAGGTGAAACTATTACTATTACTAATTTAAATCAATCGTATTCTACAACTATTAAAGATGTAATAACTTCGAATAAAGCAAATGCTACTATTCCATATTATGAAACATCATCGGTAACTTCTCCACAAATTATAAAAAATTTCAGTTCCGCTTCTTTTTCATTAGCATATAATGAAAGTGTAACTCTTACAAATTCATCTGTTAGTTCATCATTTGCTAAGATTAAATTAACTGACTTAGAAGCATTTAGTGGTGATGTAAATCGTTTAAGAATATATGCAAGTAGAAAAGCTGATATTGGAAATTATACTTTATTAGAAGATATTCAATTAGAATCTAATGAATTATTACAAACTGATGAATATAGTGGTAGTGTAAACATAAGAACGGGTGTTTTTAGTTCGCAAAATATAGTAAATGAATTTTGGGTATATAAAGATTATGATTCATCAACAAACTATACTGCTACATTAAATAATACCGATTTAGTTTCATCTGTGAAATTATTAGATGATGGTATTCAAAATACATCGGATTATCCACAAAGAATATTTTATTATTCATCATCGCTTGATTTATTAAAGAATACAGAATACCAATTAGATTTTACACCAATACTATCATCATCTTTATATGGAAATAATATAATAGAAATATATGGTAGTGGTTCTGCTTTTGTTAATTTAGGTAGTAATATTGGATTGGGGAAAAACATAGGTAAATTAGTTACCAATTCTCAATTTATAAGATATGATAAACAACAAGTTAATTTTAAAACAGATGCTGATGGTACGGGTACTATTGTATTTGCTGTTTATCAGGGAAATTGGCAACTATCAAATATAAGTTTAAGAGCAACTCAAGAAACAAATTTTTCTCCAAATGAGATAACTTTAAATGTAGCAGTTCCTACAAAAGTTAAAAATGATACTTTTGATTTTAAATTTGAATTTTATGATATAAATAACAACTATGTTCCTGTAAGTTTAAATCAAGAGTTTACATTTACAGGTGGAAATGATTTGGTTGTTAGAAAAAGTATAACAGTAACTCCTGATGGAAACTTATTTAGTTTTTCAGGTTCAGGAGAATCAATAGGTGTATCTTCTATTAATTTTGATATTGTTAAAGTTGGATTAACAGGCTCAACGATATTTTATTCATCCGCTTTTGATGAAAATGGAGATTATATACAACCATCAGTTTATGGTTCTCAACCTTTTTATCCAGGATTATTAACAAATATAACATCGGGTTCAGCTACATTAACGGTATCTAATTTTACAGGCTCATTAACTACTCCAAAAGTTACAAGAATATTGTATACCGCATCATGCGAAGATGTACAAGATTTAGTAAACATTTATAGAGTTGACCAGGGTGCAAATGGGCAAGATGGAATAGATGGTTCAGATGGTGCAACTTTTATAGTAATAGCTAATAAAAACCAATTTGTATACGACCCTGATAATCATTTTGAGCCTGCACAATCAAATGATTTTATTGATATTAAACTATCATCAAATATAGTAAGTGGTTCTTTAACAATTGCTTCTGGTTCATTTTTACCAAAATTACAAAAATTAAGCACAACTCAGGTTGGATTTTATACTGAATCTGTTTATAGAATTTACAGTGGAGATGATGATGAAGATGTTGCTATGCTTGGTACAAATGCAGCGTCTTGGTCGTATTATACTCCTACGAATCTTATACATGGCGGAACTTATTTATTTACTCAAAATGGATTTAGTTCATCCGTACAAATAGAAGGTGTTTTAAAAGGAGATAAGAGTAAAAATTTAAATGCGGTTTCAAACGCTAATCAATTTTTCTATAAAATGACTGATGTTAGTCTTTCTCCATCGGGTCAAGCAATAACAATAGATGTTAAAAGAAATAATTTAGGTAGTACATCAAACGCTATCACTGTAACAAGTGGAAGTGGCAAACCGGCATTGACTGTTGGTTCTAATAATGGTACTACGGGAGTGCAATCTTATAATGTAAATGGCGCCGATTATCCATATTCAGCTGGAGCAACTACATATACATTTTTTGCAGAAGATTTAAATTTTGATGGATATACTGATACAATAACAATTACTCCTGTAATAGCAGAATCTCAGATAGCTGTAAATTTAACAAATGAAAATACTACATTTCCCGCTTATTCAGGTGGAAGTGTATTCGGAGGATTCTTAGCAAGTAGTGGTTCTATATCAGTAAAAGTTGGTAGTGAAGATATTTCATACGCATCTACAATTGGAAATAATAAATTTAGTGCAAGTATATCATCTTCATTAAATGTAACACCCGTATTAACAAATAACAACTATTCTATCACAGCTTTATCAGCTGATAGTGGTAGTATTAATTTAAAAGTTACATATAGAGATGGTAGAGGTAGTGATAGTGTGTTTACAAAATTAGTAACTTATTCAAAAGCAAAAGCAGGTACTCCAAATGTATTAGTAGCAGTATCCCCATCAGCACAAACAATATCCGCAAATTCAAAAGGAAGTGGTTCTGCTACACCCATTGCATTAACGGTAACCGCTTTGGAAGCTGGAACAAGTAGATTTACTTCAATTGGTACACCCACATTCACAAACGGATTAGCAGGTTCAGTTTCTTCAAATGTTATAACAATAACATCAGACGCATCTACTATTACTTCAAATACAGCACAGGTAACAATACCTGTAAACTATACGGATAGTGAAGGCGCAACTGGAACAAAAAATGTTGTAGCTACTGTTTCAAAAGCATTAGCATCTGCACCATCTACTATTGTATTTATTGAAAAAGATGGGCAAACTATTACTAAGAGTAAAACTGGAACATATGGTACTCCATCTTCATTCAGAATAAATGTTTTAGAAGGTGCAAACTCATCTTCATATGATAATACATCTCCATTTGCAAATTCTACATTTAGAATTAGTGGTGTAACAAATGGGTCTGTTTCTGCAACTGATTTAGATAAATATGCAACAATAACCCCAACTACTCCATCAAGCACTTCAGGATTAGTTGTAAGTATAACCGGTTCATTTGTGGATTCTGAAGGAAGTACTACTTCATTTTTTAAAACACATAATGTAAATGTTGCATCAGATGGTACGGATGGAAGTACGGGAGCAACGGGACCTGGAATTGTTTTAAGAGGTGAATGGAAAAATAATACTCTTTATTATTATACAACAGTAGCAGGTTCATCTAGAAGAGATGCTGTTTATAAAAGCGTAAGCGGTGTTACTCATTATTGGGCAACTTTAGTACAACATACAAGTGAAACTGGAGTAAAAGAACTGCCAGCAGTTAGTAATGATAATACATATTGGCAATATTTAGGTGAGCAAGATTTCTTTGTAGCAGCTAAGATTGCAATATTTGATGAATCTTATGTAAAAAACACTTTAAATGTTGGTACAAACTCAGATGGTTCTGCTGCAAACATAACTTTAAAAGGAGGTACTACTTCTCCGTATGTTTCAATTGGACAAGGTACGCAAGGATATGGTAACAATGGTATATGGTTAGGTATTGTAAGTGCTACTACACCAAAAGTAAGTTTTGTTAGTGGTAGTAATTATTTTAAATATGATGCCAGTGCCACAAATATGGTAGATATTGGTGGCAGAATTTCAGCAACATCATTAACGGCTGATACCGGTTCTATTGGTGGTTTTGAAATTCAAGGTGGGTTGCTGCAAGCAGGTAGTACCACATCAGGTATACAATTAAATGGAACTACTTCTACCATAATAGTTGGTAATTTAAGTACTAATTCTTCTGCTAGGGTATCACCTGCAGGATTTTTTGCCGGAAATACTTCATTTGGGTCTGCTCCATTTAGTGTAAACTTGGATGGAGCATTAGTAGCAACAAATGCCGATGTTAGAGGAAAAATAACGGCAACTCAAGGAACTATTGGTGGTTGGGTTATATCTCAAAACAGCATTTCAAAAAATAGAGTTACATTGAATGCAGGAGAATCAGATGCTGAAAATTACATACAAATTACAGGTACACCCGGTGGTTCATTTGCAGGTAACCGTGTATATATTCACCCTGGAGAGTTAACTGATATAAGTGGTGGAAGTGGTAACGCAATTGCTGCTACAAATGCATCTTCATATGTAAATATTTCATCAGCTAATACGATATACGCAGGTAATTCATCTACAACTGCTACAATGGGAACTTCATCTCAAACTGTAACATCTCTTAGTACATCTTCTACTTTTAACCTTATAGCTAAACTTAAATTTAAAATTGATGTAGTATATGAATCTGTACCCGTAACTCAAGTATTAAATGAAACTAATACTCGTTCATATTATAGTATAGATTATGCAGCTGGGCAAATGGCTTGGTCAACATTAGTAGATGATGGTGCTGTAAATTTAACAACCGCAAGACCCGAATGGGGATGGATACCGCAATCGGATAATACTGCTGTTTTTAATTTTTTAAACCAAATGAATGCTGCAATGGGTACAAACATTACATCTATTCAACAAATGGAAAATGAAATTACGGGTTGGACAATTACCACAGCTTTATCTTATATGAATGGTTCAATTGGAGTAAATTCAGCAATGACCTATAAAACGACTTCGGGTGGTACAACTGTATCTACATTTACACCAAATTCTCAAATTACAAGTGAAGAATTACCGGAAGTTACTTATACTGTAAACTCAACAGGAAATGGAACTACTGGTCCATCGTTTGCCATAACAAAATCAAATACATTGCAAAGTGTATATAGAAGAGTTACATGGAGAGGCGGCCGATATAATATAAACTTTACAGGATATGGTGGTAGTAGTACGAATTATCAAGGTTATGCAATATGGGCTGAAACTGAAGGTGGGTTTGTTAGTACTCCATCGTCTGTAACATATAGTGCAAAAACGACATCATTAACTGCAAACGCTTTAACTAAGCAAGTTGAATTATCGGAAGCAGGTATGCAAGCCGTATTTAACGCAACAAATTCATCCGAAGGTAATTACTTTAGAGTATCCGATGTGGGCACTCCAACTATATCAAATTTCAATATTAAATCAGCAGGGTTTTTTGCACATTATGGAGAAATGCATGTTAAAGGTGATATAGCAGGTTTTTCAACAGCTCTTTCATCTGATAGAAGATTGAAAAAAGATATAGTAGATATCGAAGATACCGAAATAGAAGATATGGATAAATTACATCCTGTAACATATAGTTGGAAAGATGATGAAAACAATAATAAACATTATGGATTTATAGCACAGGATGTTCAAAAAATATATCCACATTTAACTAAAACAAAAATTATGGGAGAATATTTAACTATAAACTACAACGAATTAATTCCCGTAATGGTTAAGCAAATTCAAAATTTGAAAAAAGAATTAGAAGATGTAAAAAAGGTTTTAGCTAATGGCAAGTAATATTAAATTAGGTGATTTAGGAACTTCAGCTGGATTAAATACGGCAACAACAACTGTAAGTGGTTCTTATGTTGCTACTATATTTTTAACGGGTTCTATTGGGGGTGGTGTAAGAGATTTACCAGATACTCCAGGAACATTATCAGGTACATCCGCTAGACCTTATGGACAACAATATGAATTTATAGAATTTGATGGAAAAATTCCAACGGTTACAATTATATCAATTGCTAGTCCGGATACATCTGACTCTAATAGTGGTAAAAAAATTACTTGGGAATATTCAATCGCAGGTATGCTTGCTGGGGAAACTGCAAGATTAAAAATATTTGTAAATGGTTCAGATACAGGTGAATATTATAATATAAATGGAAATGTTGGACTTGCTAATGGAGTGTATGTTGATACTGCTAATTCGTATGTAGTTCCAAACTCCATTAATACTTTAAAATTAGTATTAAATATAAATTCATCAAATAAGACGGGAAATGATAGTAAGACTGTATATGTTTATCCATTAGATTTAACAATAACATCTATAACGCAAACACCATCCCTAAGTGGAACTACTACATATAATTACACAACGGGTTCAATTTCATTTAATGCAAATGTAGCAGGTGGTATTTCACCATACATTTATAATTGGAATAGTGGAGCAAGTTCTGCTAATCCATATTCATTTAATAACGCATCAACTGTAACCGATAAACAAATAACATTAGTTGTAACGGATTCTCATACTCCAACTGCGGATACCGCTAATGGAACGAGTTTACCTATAATGAGGAGACCTGTATCGGTAAGTATTTCTAATGCATCGATTAGTGAACCATATGTAGATTATACATTAGATTCTACTGTAAATTATAATGTTCAAGGATTAAATATTTCATATGACTGGGTTGTAGGAAGCGGTACTGGTTATAAATTTGGATACGCATCTAATGATGCAGACCCAATTGTATATTATTCAACATTAGGTGCAAAAACTCATAGAGTTAGTATAAGTTCATTTGAAAACGCATCAATTAGAAATCATATTACATCTAATACTACTGTGCAAGTTTCACCAACCGCAAATGTAAGTGTAACATATGCGCCTGGAACTGAAACTTGGTCTGCCACATTTGATAGTGTAGTAGCAGCTTCCTATGGTTCAAGAACTTATGAATATCAAGCCCGTTCAAAAGATGCAGGTGGAACATATACGGATTGGGGTGGTAGTGTAACTGTTTCATCTAATTCAATTTCTGCTCAATCATTTGCAGGAAAAACAAATACTGCACAATATGTTCAAATTAGAGTAAGAGTTAGAAGAACATATACTCCGGACAGTTTTAATGAAGTTTCTACTTGGGTAGAATCAAACGAAGCATTAGTTCCGCAAAAGGGTATTGTTAATATGGATAATCAAACTAATCTATTAACAGGTGGAGATAGAAGTTTTGATGGTAGTGTTACAATTGGCGGAGTAGCTGATACGGGATATAATACTCCAACAATAACGGCAGTTACTACGGGTGGTACTGTTACTGCTACCATTAGTAAACCTTCTTCTAATGTTGTTAGAGTGGTTGTTAATAATCCATGTACAAATGTAAATGATGGAACGGCTAGCCATGTTATATCTTTAAAAGATGGTAATGGTTATAATCTAACTAAATCTTTTACAACTCAATATAAAATAAGTTCTACATCTATAAATTTAACTACTACTTGGGTAAATGGTAATTATTATAATGGAGCGAGTAATTCTATTGCAAATAGCTTAGCACAATACTCATTTACATTAAATTCATTTGCTTATAAAGTTGGAGCTGGTTCATACACCACATTAAATAGTGGTAATATGAGTAGTTCGTATTCACATACTTATACTGCACCCACTTCAGACCAGACTTGGACTTATAGAATTGTTGCTAGTGGGGGAACATATACGACATCGGATACAGCAGAAACTTCTTTGACCGTATATGGATATCCTGGACAATCTTATGGTTATTCGGTTGCAGGTGTTCCATCATCTGGTACATTATCTCAAGTGGGTAGTGTTGTAGCAAGAGTAAGTAGAAGTAGTGGTAATTTCGCAAAAATATCAGTAGATAGTTATTATGTAACTAGACCTACGGGAACAAATGTATCACCTGCTGGTAAATCGGAAGCAAGTATCACCGATTCAGCAACTAGCTTTGATTCAGCTACATTTTCATTATACGATTCGGCAGAATGTGGTAATAATGTAACGGGTATAGCAACTTTAATGGCTTATTTAAAATATGAAATCGATGCATCGAGATATTATTTACATCAACTAATATCTTCAGGTGTATCTGTTTTAAATGAACCACCAAGCCTAACCTCTACATTAATTAGTGGTATTACAAGTGATTATGCAATTAGAGGAAATATTATAACACACGAGATTTCATATTCTTCATATGGTCCTCCAATAGCAGGTTATTACGATTTTAATGGTACATTTTATGATAATTCTGCGTACGCATATCTTTCTCAAAATACAAATCCATCGAGTTTTTCAGGTATAACAGTCAATGATGAAAATTCACCAGATTCACCTTCAATTGGATATTACCGAATAGCTACCGATGGGACATTTTGTAGAAAGACTAGAAATTTATCATTTGAATACACACCAACTTCAGGCCAGGTAGGTACTAATATAACATTGAATTATTATGCAAGAGAATACCAAATAGATGAAAATCAAATTTATGAAGGGCCTGGCTTATTTACTTATTTATATGATTATTATTTTGATGGAAGTGAAGCAACTTTAACTTCTACAAAAACATATAGCGTTAGAGGAAGAAGATTAGGTACTAGCGGTAATTCTTGGAGTATTGTAATTTATGTAAGCAAAGGATATAGTGATTTACAATTTGGATTGGGTAGTGGTACATTAACAGGACCTGATGGAGCTATTGATTATTATAATGGAAATTTAGATGCTTTAACATATGTTTATCAAAGATATAATGGAAGTAGTTGGGTAGATATCGCTGGTTCATCTTACGATCCAGGTACATTCGGAACTACTTTAGTTAGAGTTAAATTTACAGATACATGGGGTAATACATTTGCATCAGGCGAACAAAGTGCAACTACTTCGGATTTAGATTATACATTTAATGTAACTAATGAAGGCGGCCAGCCTACTGTATATGCTTATGTTGGTCCTGGTCAATCTAGTGCACCTGTTATATTAACTCCAGGATTTACCGATAAAAGAGCCATATGGTCAACTGGAACAAATATCAGTATTGATAATATGACTGTAGATGATTATGTTATAGTATATGAACATAATGTATCCGGTATGGATGAGAAGGGAACATATTCTAATTTTCCAGGTGCATATACTACCATAAGTGTATCTGTTACAGCAGGTAGTACTCCTACATATGGAATGTTTAGAACATTTACTTATACACTTAGTACTAATCAACAAGTAATAGCAACTAGAGATTATGCCGGAAGTCCTTATGCAAACGCAACTGGCACAGATATATTAGGTATTAAATCATTTCAAATGTTTAATTCCGGTGATAACATAGGAAATGCTACTTTATTTGGCACAGGTGGTATTAGTGGTAACTTTAGATTGATGGCATTATTAAGAGCACCATCGGTATATGATGCAACTGCTACATATACATTGCATGGACAAAAAGCTTCAAACAATACACAACAAGGTACAGACTATTATGTAGTGTTAAAGACAAGAGGTGTTCAAAATATTGTTAATATATTAACTCAAACGGGTCAATGTGGTGGAATATATGTAGAATATAGAACGGGTCAAATAGATACCGCAACAAGATTGATTATTCAAGAAAGTACGGATAATTCTACATTTACAAATACTTCATACAATTATAATGGTATATCAGCAAATACTACATACAATGCATTTATAACCGTAACAGGAAATTCAACAAAATATTATAGAGTAATATTACAAAATAGTGCTGGTACTACTTTGGTTACTGGTACATCATATCCGTACACAAATTACGCAGCAGGTGCAGCCGGTACTTATGTTTTTTTAAATGTAGAGTCTGGTTGCTTCTCATTTACATATAGAGTTAATAGACCTTCTGGAGGTAATTCTAATAGTAACTCTTATTATGCTATTTCTTGGGCAGCTACAGATGGATATGGTAATGTTACCACTTCAATTACATCCGATTCCGGCCGTGCATATGGTACTACTTACTCTCTTAGTTTATTTGGGTTTCCATGTGATGTACAAATATATGTTACTATAACACCTTATTCGGCAACAGGTTGTGAGGGTACATCGGCTGGTACACTTGAAGTTGTGCATAAATCTGATTCGTATAGTAGTTTATGTGCTTGTTCTGGTGGAGATGGTTGTTTAGTATATGGTACAAAAGTTTTAATGTATGATGGCTCTTTAAAAAATGTTGAAGATTTAGTTATAGGAGATATTGTTAAGAGTATGTCGATTAATGGGTTAAATGCTGGACAGGAATTTGCTTGGCAAAACTTTTCTACAAATAATTTTGAATATGAAGAAGGTTTATCTATCATATATGATATTAATGATAATTCATTCAATCAATATTATGTATTTAATAATAGATTAAGAGCAACATATGAACATCCTATATTTATAAAGAGAGGTGATATTTGTATGTTTGAACCTGCTGAAAATGTAACAATTGGAGATTATATGTTTACATCTGATAATGAATTTGAAATAATTACATCAATTGATATAATAGATGAGAGTGTACAAACTATTAATATAAACATAGAAGAAAATGATGTATATTTTGCAGATGGTATATTAGTTCATAATTTTGCTCAACCAAAAGACCAAGCTTAAAAATGGATATTACGAATATACTTACTTACAATACTTTAATTGTTCCTATATTTGATATAGCTTCTAATAATTCCATTAGTGGTTGGTCTATATCAAAGAAAAATTACACTACTGAAAAAATCACATCAATTAAATCTAATAAAGTAGATACATACTATATTTTAAATGGAATAAAATTTCATACAAATTCGGAAGTATTAATTAGAGTAGATGGTGAGATAAAAAATATGTTTGTTAAAAATTTATACGAAGATTTTGTAAATAATAAAGTTATATCAATTTTAAATTACAAATTAGAAGATGTATTAATTAATGATTTTCAATTTGAAGAAAGAGCTAGTGTTAGAAATAGATGTATGTTTTTAAGCGTAAATGTATATGGAAATACTATTTATCTACCTTATTCAAAATATTCCATACTTATAAGAGGAGCATTATTTATATAAGTTATTTAAATTGTTATGGTACATAAATTGGGAATATGCATTCCATATAGGAATAGAGAAACTCATTTAAAAACTCTAATTCCACATCTTACAAAGTTTCTTAATAAAAAAGGTATTGAACACTCTTTTTATATAGCTCATCAAACCGATGATAAGTTATTTAATAGAGGAGCAATGAAAAACATTGCAGCTAAACATGCATTTGATGATGGGTGCGATTATGTAGCATTTCACGATGTGGATATGTTGCCTGAAAACGATAATTGTGATTATTCGTATCCAAATGAATTACCAACGCATATTTCTACAAAACTTTCAAAATACAAATATAAATTAAATTATGAACAATATTTTGGTGGAGTTGTATTATTTACAAAAGAGCAAGTTGTAAAAACCAATGGTTATTCAAATGATTATTGGGATTGGGGAATGGAGGATGATGATTTATTTTGGAGATGTATATTTGAAAATATGGTAGATACGCATATATTTGCAAAATACACAAATAAATCGTATTTTAGTTTTAATGGAAATGATTCATATATTCAGATACCAAAAGATTTAGGGTTACATTCAGTTTTATCTAATTCGCATACTATTTCAATATTATGTAGTGTTGATAATCAGTCGGAAAAATATAATTATTGGTTAGTAGGAGATGAATCTAAATCGTTTATAGAGTATCCTATTTTTAGAAGTAATAGTAAAGATGGATATGGAATTGGATTTAATAATTCTAGAGCAATATGTTCTTCCATTAGAAACTCTAACAATCATTTTAACTATGGGTGGATTAAGCGTAATTTTAATGAATGGACTTGGATAACATTATCACTTGATTCGGAATCTAAAAATATATATTTTTATTGTAATAATAAACTTATAAAGAATACAACAAATGGAGTAGTAGAAGAAAGCTATTCTAATTATGAGGGCACATTAAAGAAAATAGATTCAGATTTTTACATAGGAAAAAATTCAGATATAACTACTGATATGATAGCTCCATTTTTAAAAGGAAAAGTAGCAGAAGTTAAAGTTTGGGATAAGTTTTTTAAAAAAGAAGAAATAGAAGATATTGTATTAAAAAATAAAGAAACTCCATATTTTGAATTATCAACTAGCAATACTAATGTAAATTATTTCAATGTAGTTAAAGGGGTTGAAACTTTTGATGTGATTAATAATATAATTCCATATCGTAGAGAGGGTAGGTTTCTTTCTTTACCACACATTGATGAAGGATTTGTAAATGGAAAATGGGCTAAAGGAGAAACTACTGCTAAAAATGAACGAAGATTTTTTTTAGAAATGAAAAAAGAAAAATTGAATTATAAAGAGGATGGTATAGCTCAAATTAAATACGATTTAGTATCAAAAGAGCAAATATCAGATAATGCTTGGATGATAAATGTAAAACTTTAATTGGAAATTTGGAAAAAATTTCGTATGTTTGACCTAAAAAAAGACTAGTACTTACTAAAAGTACAATAAATAAGATATTTATACACATGAATATAAAAGAAATAGATAAACCTGAAATTAAAAAAGTAGTAGTAGTTTACGCTGGTAGATTTCAACCCTTCCATAAAGGACATTATGCTACTTATCAGAAATTAGTTTCTAAGTTTGGTGCAAATAATGTTTACATAGGAACTTCTAATGATACTTCAGGACCAAAATCTCCTTTTAATTTTAATGAAAAGAAAACTATAATGACTAAAATGTTTGGTATATCTCCAAATAAAATAGTTCAAGTAAAAAACCCATATGCACCAAAAGAAATTTTAAGTGGTATGGATGGAAAGACTACTGCCTATGTTGCAGCAGTTGGACAAAAAGATGCAGATAGATTAGCAGGTAAATATTTTAAACCATATAATGGTAAGACTGGATATGGTTATGATGAAATTGGTTATGTTTATGCAGTTCCTGCGGAAGATAACGCTATAAGTGGAACTGATGTTCGTAATTGGTTAAGTAAAGGCGATGATAAAGATAAACAAAAAGGATTTACGAAAGCATATCCAAAATTTGACAAAGATATATTCAATATGATAACAGGTAAATTAAATGAAGAACTATACAAAGGCTACCCTTCAGAAGAACAAGTAAAAGATATCGAAAGAAAAAATAAAGAATTTAGAAATTCACCTGAATCAACTTCAGATGATGAATATCTTTATGACCCAATTGCAGAATTAATTGGTAGAGCTGCAATGGAAGAAATGTTTGAAGAATTTACTAGAACATATTTTAACGAAGAATCTGAAGCAGAGAAAATGGGATTAACCCATTTAGGTGGTGGGTATTATGGTAAAGAGGGGCAACCGGCTACCCACAAATCAGATAATGGTAAAATTCGTACATTAACTCCAAAAGAAATTGATGCAGTTAAGAAAAAAGCAATGTCTAAAGGGCCTTCCGATGCACCTGTTAACGAACCTAAGCCATCTCAACCAGGTCAGCCTGTTAATAAAGGAGCAACTGCACAGGGTAAAGTAGATAAGAAAAAAGAAGAACCAACTGCAGATAAAAAAGGTGGAGCAGATACTGGAAAACAAGCACCTCCTCCTGAGCAAAAATTAAGTGGAGCAGAATTAAAATCTTCTGCCGAAATGACTGATGGGGATAAGAAAAAAGCAGAAGTAAAAGAGAAATTACACCAAGCTATGGCTGATTTATCAGATGATGAGAAAAAAGCAGCTGAAGATACTAACAACCCTGAATCTGAAACTAGAAAAGGTTGGTATGAAAAATTAAATGATTGGACTGGAGATAAATTACATAAGGTTGGTAAAGCAGTTGGGCATGTTATTGCACATAAAGTAGACCAATATAAAGAATTTGGTAAAGGAATGTACTCAATAGCAACTTCAGGTAAATTGGGTACTATTAAAGACGAAAAAACTGGTAAAAAAGTAAATTGGTCTGATTATACTCAAGAAGGTGATAAGGGGTTTTTTGGAAATATGAAGCCTAAAATGCAAGAAGTTCCTGTTTATAAAAAAGATAGCCATGGACACGATGTACATGACGAAGAAGGTAATCCCGTTCAAGCTAAAGATTGGAGAGGTAGACCTAAAACTACAAAAGAACCTGTATTCAGAGAAGATTTATCTCCAAGAGAAAAAGCATTAGCAAAGAAATCTTGGTACGAAAGAAGTGAGCAATTAAAAGGAATAAAAGGAACAGCAATGGATGCCGCTGTTATGTGTGCTAGTATGGCAGTGGCTGGAGCTGGAGTAGGAGCTTTAGCAGCTAAAGGAATCGGTACAACTGCAAATGTAACCGCATATGCAGGTCAAACCATTGGACAAGCAGCAACACACGGTGCGGCTAGTGCATTTACACATGGAGCATTAGGATTTAGTACACATTTAGGTAAAGATATGGTTAAGCATGTTGCGTTTGAATCTGTTGGAGCTGGCGCATTACAAGCAGGTGGTGGTGGTGCTGTATTGAGCGTTGTAACGGGTGGTATTTTGGAAGCCATAGATGATAAATCAAATCAACCAAATCCACAAGATATGATGATGAACCTAATAAAGAAAATAGGTGAGAGAATGGGAACATATAAGATGACCGATGAACAAATGTTGGCATCTATTGAATCATATAAAAAAAACAAACCTGAATCTGATTTAAAAAATGCAGCAATGGATTTGATGAAAGAGGATATTTCAGAATCAAAACAACAATCAATTCAGAATTTTGTAGAGTTTGCAACTAAAAGATTAAAATTAAAAGAAACACCAAATATTACATTAGTTGGTGGTAGAGAGTTTGCAGAAGTAAAAACATCATTGGGTGGATATAATCCAGATGATAAATCAATATATGTAGCAACCGAAGGTAGATTAACTGCTGATATTTTAAGAACACTTGCACATGAAATGGCTCATAGAAAGCAAGATGAGATGGGATTGGTTACAAATGCAGAAACCGATGGAGCAGATGGTTCTCCAATAGAAAACAAAGCACATGCAGTAGCTGGAATCTTAATGAGAGAATATGGTAGAATCAACAAACAAATTTATAATGAAGATATCAATGTAGATGTTGATAAGGGTGATACTGTTTTAATGGGTAAGTTTAAAAACAAAAAAACTACCGTTAAAGATATTGGAACTGATGACTATGGGATGCCAACAATCAACGGAAAGAAAGCAACTACATTCAGAATTCCAAGAGGTGAAGAGAAATCTAATCCACAATCAGTATTCAATGAAGTAGGTCCAAACGATTGGCATTTTAAAGCAATTATGAAGATGTGGGATACCGCTGGTTCATTTGGTAGAAAGAAAATTGGAGTGGTAGTATGTAACGACCCAAAGGCTGATAGAAACGATGTAGCTAGAAAGTTAAGAAACTACGGATATAAAGAAGTTACCCATGTTACTGATAAGTTGGGATTAGACGAAAAAAAAAATCTAAATGAATTAACACAAGGTTTATTCGCAGGTAAGGTTAAGATAGGCGGACAGCCGGTTGAAATTGAAGTAGAATTATTAGGAGTAGATAATAAAACAAAAGAATTTATAACAAAAGTAATTCATATTGATAAAAAATATCAAAGTAAATTACCAATAGGCTCTACATTCAAAATTCCCGCAAGAATATTCAGAATGCCAGGCGGTGGTTGGCACAAAATCAAATCATCTGCATTTAAAGAATCCCTAAACGAAGGTGGAGCATATGGACATATGTCACATCCATTTGATGATATGGATTTAACTTTTGGTGATTTAAAAAAGATTATCAAAGGAGCATTAACTGGTAATTTAGAATTGACAAGAGAAAAAACCGATGGACAAGCATTGGCAATTAGTTGGAAGAATGGTAGATTAATTGCAGCTAGAAATAAATCACATTTACAAAATGCCGGAGCAGGGGCAATGGGAATTGAAGATGTAGCATCAAAGTTTGGTGGTAGAGGTGGATTAACCGATGCATATAACTTCGCTATGAAAGATTTATCCGTAGCAATTCAATCACTTTCGGAAGCACAACGAAAAAAGATATTTGATGAAGGAAAATGTTTTATGAATTTGGAAGTAATATGGCCAACTTCGGTAAATGTAATTCCTTATGGACAGGCTTTATTAGTATTCCATAATACAACTTGTTACGATGAAAAGGGTTCTGCGATTAGTGCAAATCAGGGAGCAGCAACTATGTTAGCAGGAATGATTAAGCAAGTGAACGCTGATGTTCAATCAAAGTATACAATACAAGGTCCACCTGTAACAGAACTACCTAAAAAAGAGGAGTTAAGTTCAAAACAAACAAAGTACCTTACTCAATTACAAAAGATACAATTTCAGTTCCAATTATCCGATAAAGATGGTGTATCTGAATATCATCAAGCATGGTGGGAAGATTTTGTAAATAAATCAAAAGTTAAATTACAAAAATTAGAAAAGGAAGCATTAGTAAGAAGATGGGCATTTGGTGATAAATCATTCCGTTTAAATACTATTGCTGATAAAGATGCTCAAAGTTGGGCAATTGAAAATGATAAAGTAAATGTAGCTAAACAACAAAAAGATAATGTTAGACAATTTGAAGAAATATTTTTGGGTGTTGGGGCAGATGTTCTTTCATTTATGGGTTCAGTATTAACTGTAAATCCAGATGCAGCTGTTCGTAGTATGAAAGATAGATTAAAATCAACTGCTGAAAAAGTTAGAGGTAGTGGTGATATATCTAAAATAGCTAAATTAAAAATGGAATTAAGTAGATTAGCTAGTATTGGTGGTAAAGATAAAATAGTACCAAACGAAGGTATTGTATTTGTTTATAAAGGTAATACATATAAACTAACAGGTACATTTGCACCACTAAATCAGATATTAGGTATATTTTACGAATAAAATTATATATATATACATATATAAAAGGTTATTAACAATATAGAATTATGACAAAAAGAAAAAGTTTTGATGAGAAATCAAAGGGGATGCACAAATCTCGTAAATTAATTATAGATACGGTATTTGGTAGAACTGATAACAATCAAAGAGTTCATGGTTACGAAGGAGAAGTAGAACAAAAGAGAGAAGTCGGTGAAGTGTGGACTGATAAAGATGGTAAAGAGTGGGAGCAAAAAGAAGGATTTAAAATCAACCGTTCTAAAATGGATGATGTTAGAGAATATCTTTCTAAATTAAACACTTGTTCAGCTGAAAATTGCGAAACTATACAATATGGTAACGCAGATAAAAAATTAATTCGTAAAACAGGATTATGTACATCTTGTTTAGCTAAATTAGAAAGTGAGTTAAGAATAGATGGAACATTTCCATTTTATGAAGATTATAAAATAAGTAGAAATCAACTAGCATATGTTAGAGATTTAAAAATGAGATTTGAAGATGCTTTAGCAGGAGTTACTAAACAATTTGAATTTGTTAATGAAGATGGTAGCATGAGTAATTGGCAATGGGATATTGATTTAGAGAAAGTTAAAGAAGATTTACAAAAAGATATTGATGGAGCTGCCGATGCAATAGAAGCACTATTGGAAAGGAAAGAAGCATTAGAAAATAAGTTACGAGAATTAAATCACACAGAATTAATAAAAAACTAAATTATGAAAAAATTCTTAAACATTAAGAACATTGCATTATTAATACTAATTGCAATAGTAGTTTTCCAACAATGTGGTGGAAACAAAACAAAAACGGGTGAAATTGTAAAAATAGATGGTAAAAAATATGAACTTATTAAACATGAAATTGATACAATTGAAGTAGTTAAAACGAAAGTAGTAACAAAAAAGGGTGAAGATATCTATCACGAAACAATCGTTGAGAAAGAAGTACTAATCCCAGCAATCATTGATACAGCTGCATTATTAAAAGATTATTACTCAAAAGTATTATACAAAGATGTGTTAGTGTTACCTGATTCATTAGGAACTGTATCAGTAATCGATACTATCTCACAAAACAAAATATTAGGTAGAACTTTCAATGCAAGTGTTAAACAAAGAACTATTAAAGAAACTACGATTGTAAAAGAATTACCTAAAACAAAATTATTCTACGGATTTGAAGGTGGATTTAACAAAGCAGATGTTGTATCTCATGTTGGAATGGGAATTTTAGTAAATACCAAAAAAGATAGAATATACAATTTAGGAATTGGTGTTGCAAATAGAGTAGTAGATGGAACAAATGGTGGATTGACTCCTTATATTAATGGTGGAGTATATTGGAAGATTAGAATGAAGAAATAATTCAATATGATTCAAAATCAGCCAAAAAAGAATCTAAAAGATATCATTGCTGAAGAATATCGTAAGTCTGCAAACGACCCGATATACTTTATGAAAAAATATTGTGTCATCCAACATCCAACAAGAGGTAAGATACCATTTCATTTGTATCAATTTCAGGAAAATTGTTTAGATGATTTCAAAGATAATAGGTTCAATATAATTTTAAAATCCCGCCAGTTAGGTTTATCAACTCTATCGGCGGGCTTTATTCTTTGGAAGATGTTATTTAATCAGGACTATAATGCGTTGGTTATTGCAACTAAAGTAACTGTTGCAAAAAACTTAGTAGAAAAGGTAAGGGTTATGCACGATTTACTTCCAATTTGGTTGAGAGATGGTGGAAGCTCATCCGTTGAAGATAACAAACTTTCCCTTAAATTAAAAAATGGTTCTCAAGTAAAAGCTATTGCAAGTTCTCCAGATGCAGGTCGTTCTGAAGCCTTATCACTATTGGTAGTAGACGAGGCCGCATTCATTAGAGATATTGATGAAATTTGGTTATCGGCACAATCAACCCTATCAACAGGTGGTTCGGCAATCGTATTATCTACACCAAATGGTATTGGTAATTGGTTTCATAAAATGTGGGTAGATGGAGAAAGTGGTGCAAATGGTTTTAATTGTATTAACTTACATTGGACTGTACACCCTGAAAGAAATCAACAATGGAGAGATGAACAAACAAGAATTTTAGGAATTAAAGGAGCAGCACAGGAATGTGATTGTGACTTTGTTGGTTCTGGTGATACTGTAATCGACCCGGCATTATTGACTTGGTATAAAGATACATATGTGATGGAGCCAATAGAAAAAGCTGGGTTTGATGGGAATCTTTGGAAATGGGAATATCCAAATTACAATAAGTCATATATGGTTGTAGCCGATGTGGCGCGAGGCGATGGAGCCGATTATTCTACTGCCCAAGTATTAGATATTGAAGATTGTACCCAAGTAGCTGAATATAGAGGGAGATTGGATACAAAGGATTTTGGAAACTTCTTAGTAAGTTTAGCAACTGATTATAATAATGCATTACTTATTATAGAAAATGCCAATGTAGGTTGGTCAGCAATTCAACAAGTAATTAATAGAGCATATCCTAATTTATTTTATATGAGTAAGGATTTACAATATATTGATACTGAAAAACAAATGAGTAATAGGTATTACAGAGATGAAAGAAATATGGTTGCTGGGTTTTCTACAACATCAAAAACCCGTCCTCTTATCATATCTACATTGGATACCTATATGAGAGAAAAAGATATTCTCATTCGTTCTAGCAGATTGATTGATGAAATGTTTACTTTTATTTGGAGTTCTGGTAGAGCTGAAGCTATGAAAAGTTACAATGATGACTTGATTATGGCATTGGGAATTGGACTATGGGTTCGTAACACAGCGCTTAGATTGAAGCAAGAAGGGATTGATTTAACCAAAGCAATGTTGAATTCATCTACGGTTAAATCATATGAAGAGGGGGTTTATACTAGCAATTGGCAAAAGGATAATCCATATGAAATGAAAATAGGTAATGGGGAAGTAGAAAATTTGAAGTGGTTGCTTGGATAATCTATATTTATATGTTGAAACTCTTATAGATGAACGAAGATTTAGATAAATGGTTTAAAGAAAAGTGGGTAAACATCGGCAAAAAAGTTGATGGTAAACATCCACCATGTGGAACTTCGGGAGAAAAGAAAGGTTATGCTAAATGTGTTCCTGCGGCAAAAGCAGCTGGGATGAGTAAAAAAGAAAAAGAAAGTGCAACTCGTAGAAAGAGAGATGCACAAAATGATGCAGGAAGAGGTGGTAAAGATAGTAGTGGACAAGGTAAAAAGCCAATATATGTTTCTACTAAACCAAAAAATGAAGAATGGAGTGATAAATATAAAAGTAGTATAGATTGCAATAATCCAAAAGGTTTCTCTCAAAAAGCACATTGTGCAGGAAAGAAAAAAAATGAAGATATGAATATAGAAGAAAAACTAAATTTATTTTTAGAAAAGAATTGTCCAACTGACCCGGCAAAGTGGTCGGCATCTAAATCCGCAGCAAAATCTAAATTTGATGTTTATCCATCTGCATATGCAAATGGATGGGCTGCAAAGAACTATAAATCAAAAGGTGGTGGTTGGAAAACTTGCAATGAGGGAGAAGCTAACGCATTATGTGAAGATTGTTGGGATGGATATAAGCAAGTAGGAATGAAGGATAAAGGTGGAAAGCAAGTTCCAAATTGTGTTCCTATAAGTGAAGATATTGATTCAGATGATGATGTAAACTATGGTTTAGTTGAACCTGAAGAATATGATGTGGAAGATGAGGATATGGAAGATTTCATTTCTTTTATGAGAGCATATTCTAAAGATTTAAGTGAAGCAAATTGTAATTGTGTTTATGAAGCAGAATATCAGGGTAGAAATGTTCAATTGGGTAAACCAATGGCAGGTGATGTTAAGAAATTCAAAGTTTATGTTAAAAATCCTGCCGGTAATGTTGTTAAAGTAAACTTTGGTCAAAAGGGAGTTAAAATTAAAAAGAATAATCCCGATAGAAGAAGAAGTTTCAGAGCAAGACACAATTGTGACCAACCAGGACCAAGACATAAAGCAAGATATTGGTCTTGCAGAAAGTGGTAAAATTTGGTAATTTCAAAAATTTTACTTATCTTTATAAATTAATATAAAATAAAAATGGCAGATAAATCAATATTCGGTAGGTTACAAAAATTATTTTCAACAAACACCATTGTTCGTAAAACAAAAAAAGGTGTTAGAGTCATTGATACAGATGAATATCAATCAATGTCAACTAACCTTGTTGACCGTTTTATGAAAATGAAAACACCCGCATATAGTACTGGAATGCTTGAATCTGCAATGTCTTATCAACAAGTAAGAGCAGATTTATTCAGAGATTATGATTCAATGGATAACGACCCTATTTTATCTTCTGCTTTAAATATTTTTGCTGATGAATCAACTCCAAAGAATGAACATGGTGATGTATTAAGAATCAATTGTTCAAATGAAAATATTAAAAGTATTCTTCATAACTTATTCTATGATATAATGAACATAGAATTTAACTTATGGCCTTGGGGTAGAAACTTAGTAAAATATGGCGATTTCTTTTTACAATTAGAAATTGCTCCAGAATTAGGTATTATAAATATAGTACCAATGTCAGTATATGAAGTTAGTAGAGTTGAAGGATTTGATATGGAAAATCCACAAAGAGTAAAATTTGTTTATTCACCATATACCAATCCATACGGAAGTACACAAGCTTCAAACAAAAAAGAATACGAAAATTATGAAGTAGCCCATTTCCGTTTATATTCGGATGCAAACTTCTTACCATATGGTAAATCAATGTTAGAAGGAGCTAGAAGAGTTTGGAAACAATTAACTCTTATGGAAGATGCGATGTTAATCCATCGTATTATGAGAGCTCCTGAAAAGAGAATCTTTAAAATTGATGTAGGTAATATTCCACCAAATGAGGTAGATAATTACATGCAAAAAATTATAAACGCAAGTAAAAAGACTCCATTTGTTGATGCGGCTACTGGCGATTACAATTTGAAATATAATATGCAAAACCTTATTGAAGATTATTATATGCCAGTGCGTGGTAATGATAATGGTACTTCAATTGATACTCTAAAAGGTTTAGAATATAATATGGTGGATGACCTTAACTATTTAAAAAATAAGTTAATGGCTGCACTACATATTCCAAAAGCATATTTAGGATACGAAGAAGATATTAGTGGTAAAGCAACTCTTGCATCACAAGATGTTCGTTTTGCAAAAACAATAGAAAGAATTCAAAAAGTATTGGTATCTGAATTAACTAAGATAGCAATTGTTCACTTATATGCACAGGGATTAGATGATGCAGATGATTTAGATTTTTCTTTAGAATTAACAATCCCATCTAAAATTTATGAGCAAGAAAAAGTTGAATTATATACTTCAAAGGTAGCATTGATTCAGCAAATGCAACAAACTAAAATGTTTTCTAAAAAATGGATGTATGATACGGTAATGGATATGACTCCTGAAGAACAGGATGAATTAACATTAGATGTGTTGGATGATACTAAACAACAATTCCGTTTAACTTCTATTGAAACACAGGGTGTTGACCCTGCTAAACCAACTGGTGCAGAAGGAGAGCCAACAAATGTTGAAGAAGAATTGGATAGATTAAAAACCGAATTGGAAACTGAAGGAGATGTTGGTAGACCAAAAGACCCGGTTAGATATGGTAAAGATGACCATCCATTAGGAAGAGACCCATTCGGTCAAAAATCTAATAAACAAAAAGAAGGTTCTGTCAAATATAAACCAAGAGAGAATTACAAAGAAATTTTTAAGGATATGATGGGAAATAAAAAGACTATTTTGACAGAAGATTCTAAATAAATTAATTAAAGTAATATAAAAATATATTTATATCAGAAAATTGTAGCAATTAATGAAAACTATTAAACACTCAAAGTTTAAAAATACAGGATTTATTTTTGAATTATTGGTTAGACAAGTGACCTCAGAAATCATGTCTGGCAAAATAAATTCTATCGCAGAAAAGATATTAAAAGAGCATTTTAATTCAAAAAAGGAATTATCCAAAGAATTAAAATTATATCAATATCTTATTAATGAAAAATATAATTCAGAAAGTAAAGCTGAGAAATTCATTGATACAATATGCGAAGCTCGTAAAAGATTAGACGAGAAAAAACTTACAAAAGAGAAATACATTCTTATTAAAGAAATTAAAGAAACTTATGGGTTAGATGAGTTTATTAAATCTCCTATTTCAAATTATAAAACATTAGCATCTATTTATAAAATATTTGAAGTAACTACATCAGAGGAACAATACGAGCCAACTGATATAGTTTCATCTCGTTTTACTATTGCTGAAAATATTATTAATTCTTCGATTCAAAACAAAGATGTTAAAATCAAAGATGCTATAATGGAGCAATATAAAAAGCAAGATGATGATTTAAGAGCAATATCTTATAAATTGTTAATAGAGAATTTCAATAAAAAATATAAAAATTTATCTTTACAACAAAAAGGATTATTGAAGGAATATATCAATAATATGAATAATACTGGCAAATTAAAAGAATATGTATCAGTAGAAGTTCATACAATTGTTGAGGGATTAAAAGAAGTTGGTTCTAAAATTTCTGATAAAGTTACAAAAATTAAATTAGCAGAAACGATTTCAAACTTAAAGAAAGTTAAATCAGCTAAAGCTATTAAGGAATCGCATTTATCAGCTATGATGATGTCATACGAACTTTTAAAAGAATTAAAGGATGCCAGCACAAAGTAAAGCACAACAAAGATTTATGGGAATGGTTCATGCAACTCAAAAGGGTGATATGGATTCTCCATCTCCAGAAGTTTCAAAAGCTGCAGACTCGATGAGTGATAAAGATGCTAAAGATTTCGCATCAACATCTCATAAGGGATTGCCTGATAAAATAAAAGAATTTATTCTTAGAGAAGCTAGAGGTGTTAAAACTATTACAAAAGAATATGGAGAAGTTGTAGACCAAATTCAAAAACATTTGGATTTATACAAACAAACAAAAGGAACTCCTGCTGAAAAGCAACACATCCAACAATTAAAGCAACTTAACAATAAGAAAAAAGCATTAGCAAACGAATTAGACCAAAAGGTTAGTGGTTTGTATAAAGATGCCGAATTGAAAGTTGATGAAATGAACACTACTGCAAATGTACAAGGATATGATTCTCCAAATGCATTTACTAAAAGAGGTGATGAAAAAACAAACGCTAAAAAACAAGCAGATTTGACTGGATATAGTGTAGTTAAAGAAAATCGTTGGTTAGAATTAAAAAAAGAAGATTCATCAGCTACATCCAAAATAGGTAAAGGTATTTCCAATATCAATAAGCAATTAGCAGAAATGGAAAGATTTCTTAATTGGTATGGTAAATTAAAAGCTGAAAATGGTGTAAGTAATGAACATTTTTGGAAAAGAACAAATAGTAATATTTATAAGATAAAGGAGCGACTCATTAAATTAGAACAACACATTCGCAAAATAGCAGAATAAATGAAAATATCTCAATTAAAAGAACTTGTTAGGCAAGTAGTGAAAGAAGAAAACGATTACCAACAATTATTTAAGCATATGCTTGATAAATGTGGTAAATCAATTACTGATATGTCTGATGATGAGAAGAAGAAATTCTTCAATGCCGTAGATACTGCTTATAAAGCAAAATCTGAAGGTAAATTGAGAGGATATAATGAAAACTTACCTGGAAATCAGGAAAAGTTAGATACTGATAAGGATGGTGAGATTGAAGGTTCGGATTTAGCAGCATTAAGAGCTAAAAACGAATCGGTTAAAAAAAAAAGGTAAATGAAAATCTTGCGGTTGATATAATAGCCACTGTTGGTACTATATTAATTGCTAAGATTATTTTTTACTATATGATAGATTTGGCACAAAAAGGAATGAAATATTTCCAAGGTAACCAAAACTACAAAAAAGAGGTTAAACAAATTTTAGATTCTATATCAAACGATAAGAAGACAATATCAGATATAGCTAAAATGGTTGACCCTAAAAAGGGAATTGATAATACAACTGTTGATAAAATTATAAATTTACCATATGTAAAAACTCAAATAATAAAAATGAGTGATAAAACAAATGGTGAATTAAGTGAAACGGAATTAGAAAATCAATTAAAGACTATTATATTAAAGTCTTGGAATGATTCATCAATAACGGATAACGCTGTTGAAAAAGTTAAAAAGGATTTAAAATAATGAATAAAGGATTATTAATAGAAACCCATTTGTTTGAAGCAAAACTTCAGCAAGAAGAAAATGGAACTTATTTAGTTAAGGGAATCCTACAAAGAGCAGGAGCCGCTAATCAAAATGGTAGAAGATATCCTAAAGAAATCTTAATAAGAGAATGTCAGAAATACGGACAACTCATTAAAGAAAGAAGAGCATTGGGTGAATTAGACCATCCAGATTCTCCCGTAATTAATTTAAAGAATGTATCTCATAACATTAGAGAAATATATTGGGAGGGTGATGATGTGTGTGGTGTAGTAGAAATCTTATCAACTCCATCTGGCAATATTCTTAGAGAACTATTAAAAAATAATATTCGTTTAGGTATTTCATCAAGAGGGCTAGGTTCAGTTAAAGAATTGAATGATGGAACTGTAATGGTTCAGGAAGATTTTGAATTAGTAGGTTGGGATTTTGTTTCTAACCCATCAACACATGGAGCATTTATGGCACCTATGAATGAATCAAAGCATTGGAAGCAAGTAGCAGATGAGTGTGGTAAGTGGTGTAAGTCACAAGATTTAATGAGAGAAATTATAATAGAATTAAACTAATAAAAATGGCAAAGTTAATAAACTTAATACCAAAGAAAAATATAGTAGTTAAAGAATCTATTGATGATATGGATGCAACACTTCCAACTCAAGTTGAAAGATTTTTAGATAAAGCTGTTAACGCTATAAAGGGATATAATTTATCTAGAAAAAAAGAGCAATTGGTAATTGCAAAAATAATTGATGCATTAGGATTGGATAAACAACAATTGATGCAAGCAATTCAAAAGATTAAGAAAAACGATATTTTAAAAAAATAGTATATGATACGCTTAAAAGACCTATTAAAGGAAGAAGAAGAACTTCAGCAGTTAACAACTGAATTGAAAAAACATTTCTTAGAAATAATTTCAACATACGGTCAACATAGAGAAGGTATGACTAGAAAATCTGATATCAGACAAGTTGCAGAAACTTTAGGTGGTATCGCAGATGCTGCACAAGAATATACTTTAAGAGA